TATAATGTTCACGAATGAAAGCACCGAAACGATTAGCGAAATATGGAAGTATGGTCATGTATATGTAGGAGATTACGTAAACGAAAAAACTGTAAATTATATAGTAAAATATATATATAAGACCGACGAAAAGCATAAGGGCTATAAAACTAAGATATTGACTTCAGCAGGTATAGGGAGTGGATATTTAAAAAGACCAGATGCTGCGCGAAATAAGTATAAGACCAGTAAAACTAATGAGGTGTACAGAACGAGGACAGGGCTAAAATTAGGGATGCCGAAGTATTATAGAAATCATATATATAATGATGATGAAAGAGAAAAATTATGGCTAGAAAAACTGGACGAACAAGTAAGGTGGGTAGATGGTAAAAAGATAGACGTAAGTAAAGGCAATGAGAACTATATGATTCTTCTAGAAGAAGCAAGAAAGAAAAATAAGAAATTCGGGTACGGAACGAGAGAAGATTGGACCATAGAAGAGTACCTGAAAAGCAGAGAAGAACTATTGAGCGCTGAAGGCGCTAGGTAAAATTTGGGGAATAAGGAAAATAAATTTGCGTTGCCACGCAGAGCCATAAGCAAAAAGATAGGAAAAAGTTTGGTAAGTTATGATAATAGTATCGTTAGTAGTAAGTATAGGTTTTGCGATAATGACTGGAGTAGTAATTTTAATATGTTATAGAGATGAGTAAATTATTTTTGATTAGAGATTTAAACGGTAGCGAAGGAAACAAGGTTAAAGGAAAGTTATTGATAACCAAAGGAGGAGTTTTCGATTTTGATACAATTGAAAATTTGTTATATTTGTGTCCAGAGGGATGTTATTTAGTTAAGTATGAATATAGCCCAAAATTTGATAAATATTTATGGGAGTTATATGGAGTTAATAAGCGTACAGAGATTAAATTTCATCTTGGAGATAAACCCGAGCAAAGTAAAGGATGTATTTTATTGGGAGGTGACAGCCTTAATATGTTACATAATATGCTGGATAGCGGGACGAATTATATTATTAATATTAAAAATTTATGATGAAAAAATTAGTAGACAAGATTCTAGTAAAAGCACTAGAAAGATTATTCGCATTATTATTAGATGCGTTGGAAAGATGGTTAAAGACCGATTTAGACGGAGATGGTAAAATAGGCGGGGAAGACGTCAAACCAGACGATTATGTGGGAGAGTAAAAAAAGATTCTTCACACAGACAGAACATGTCGATATTGAGACTGGGGAGTTATTGAGTAAGTCAAGGATTGAAAGAGAACGCTGGGTTAAGGTTGGAAGTAGCAATAAGACAGTAGATAAAGAAAAATATTATTTAAAAATTTATACATTAGAATATGAGCAAAATAGGCAAACAAGACTCTTCGAGTAATACAGAACTGATAACAAGGAAGGACGTCAAAGACAGTCCTTTTGTTGTTATTGGAGATACTGAAAAAAAAGAGTTTTTCGGAGGTATGGGAAAATACCGAATAACGGAAGTAAAAAAAACAGAACAAGAGGTGTTGGACGAATTGTCAAACATTAATTGGAACAGAATAGTGCAGGTATGCATATTATTAATCGATAGTTTAAAAACAGATAAATGAAAACAACAATAGGAGGAGACCGATTAGGGTCTGGGAATAAACAGAATATAAGCCTAAAGCATTACAATAGAAGCACGCACGATCTAAGCTACGCTTTTAGAAGTAGTATGGCCGTAGGAACGTTAGTACCATTCATGAAAGTACTGGGACTTCCGGGAGATTCATTCGATATAGATTTATTTGCAGACGTAAAGACACTACCAACAGTAGGACCATTATTTGGAAGTATGAAAGTGCAGTTAGATGTATTTCAAGTACCGATAAGATTGTACAACGCAAGGTTGCACATGAATGAGCTAGGTATAGGGATGGAAATGGATAATGTAAAGTTACCACAGATAGCAGTAACAGCAAGAAACAACGGAGAAGCAGTAGAAGAACTATTGAAAAATAATAGACAGATTGCAGGAAGTTGTTTATTAAAGTACCTAGGTATAAGCGGAATTGGAAGACCGACAGGAGATGACGTTTTCACGACAAGATTATTCAACGCAGTACCATTATTAGCATATTGGGATATATACAAAAACTACTACGCGAATAAACAAGAAGAAAGAGGATTCTTCATACATACAGATGATGATAGTGTAGGAGAAGAAATAGGGCAAGCCTATAAGATAGATAGTACTGGACAAGTTATTGGAAGTCTATTAGATAACGAGATTGATGCGAGTATAACAGGAGCAGGAGTAAAATTATACTTTGGTTCAGGAGCCAGCGAGCCAGATGCTACGCTAATAGAAATGTTAGAGAACGGGACACCAAGAACGTTTGATTTAATATTCCCGACAATAGTATGGAACGAAGATGAAGCAAGCCTAACATGTACAGGACAAACGGGTAGTGGGAGCCAAAGATGGGAGGTAGAACAACAAACTGTATTACCTAAAAATGTAGGAGTAACACCAGTATTGGAAGAGTTTAACTTGGATGTGATAGATAATATGAGATTGAGCATATTGCAGCATACACCAATAGAAAGCCAATTCTTAATTAATAACTCTAGTGACCTACCATATGGAGCGTTTGGAAAAAGCGCGACAGTAGATGGAGTATCGAGAATGAGCGCAAGCTTTCCGATGGAAGGATTAGGGATTAAAACGTACCAAAGTGATTTATTTAATAACTGGATTAGCACAGAATGGATAGATGGGACGAACGGAATAAATGAGGTGACAGCAGTGAGCACGGCAGGAGATGAATTCACGATTGACAGTTTGAACCTAGCGATGAAAGTATATACAATGCTGAACAGGATTGCAATAAGCGGGGGATCTTATGATGATTGGTTGGATGCAGTATATACCCAAGAAAGAAGTAAGAGTATTGAGAGCCCAATGTATATGGGAAGCTTAATAAGAGAACTAGCGTTTGAGGAAGTTATAAGTAATTCAGATAGTGAGATAGATGGAAATACACAGCCATTAGGAACTCTCGCAGGACGAGGAGCAATGACCGATAAAACAAAAGGAGGAAAGATTAAGGTTAAATGCGACGAGCCATCATATATAATAGGGATAGCAAGTATAACGCCAAGGATTGACTATAGTCAGGGTAATGACTGGGACATGAACCTCGCAACGATGGATGATTTGCACAAGCCAGCTTTAGATGCTATAGGATATCAAGATTTAATAACGGACCAGATGGCATGGCAAGATACGACGATTGATAATAGTGATTCAGTAGTATTTAGTTCAGCAGGGAAACAGCCTGCCTGGATAAACTATATGACAGCAGTTAACAAGGTATATGGACGTTTCAGTGAAGTAGAACAAGATATGTTTATGACATTGAACAGAAGATATGATATTGGAGAGAGCGGAATAGAAGATTTAACAACGTATATAGATCCGAGTAAATTCAATTTTATATTTGCCCAGACCAGTTTAGATGCCCAAAACTATTGGATGCAGATAGGAGTTAAAAATACAGCACGTAGAAAAATGAGCGCAAAAGTAATACCAAATTTATAAGACATGTATATAGTAGATAAGCCAAGTAAGAGCAAAATTAGAAGTGTAGAAAAGGTTGAAGGAGAACGAATAGAGCAGAAAATAGCTCGAATCGTACATAACGGAGAACCTATAAAAGATGGTGCGCCTGAAATATATTCAGAACGAAAGGATGGAGTAATAAGTGCGTATAATATTAGAACTGATAGATGGGAAATTGCAACAGATGCAATGGATAAAGTTGCAGCTAGTGTAGCAGCAAAAAGAGAACATAAGGCAGATTTAAAGATAGTAGGGAAGGAGGAGAAGACTGGCAAAGCCGATATAGATACACCTAAATTAGATGGAGGTGGTAAAGAGAAAAGCAGAGCTTAGTCGCTACAAGGAAGTAAAGGGGGGTAATTCCCCCTTTATTAGACAGTAGTGGTACGCTTGTAGCTTTAATTATCAAGTACGAAAAAAATCGCTTGTAAACAAGCGCGAAAAGGAGTTTAACATTTAAATAAATAAAATGATTAATAAAACAAAGTTTAATTGGTCTGGAGTAGCAGGAGCTGCGGCAGGAGCAGGAGGAGGATTACTAGGAATGATAGGTAATAAGAAACGAGAAGAGAGGGCCCTAAAGAATCAGAAGGACTTAATGAATATGCAGTTTCAGAATCAAAAGAGTCTGAACGAACAAGGCAAGGAGCTTGCATTGCAACAATGGAAGGAGACAAGCTATCCCGCACAGATGAAGCTAATGAAAGAAGCAGGGTTAAACCCAGCATTAATGTATGGAGGTGCAGGAAGCGGTGGAAGTACAAGTGCAGGAAGCGGGGGTAGTGCAGCTAGTGGAGGAGCACCAGCTCCGATGAATAGCGTAATGGAAATAGGATTGATAACTCAAATGATACAAGCAGTTGCAGATGTAGCATTAAAAGGAGAACAGACTAAAGAGAAAACGTTGGATGTAAGAGAGAAAAGAGCCGATATAGTTGAGAAGGAACTCTTCAAACCGAACACGACCAGAAGCACGTTGCGAAACGAAGCCGACCTAGCGAACAAAGAAATGGAAGCTAGAAGTACAGAAGAAAACGGAGAAAATATATTTGTAAAAGGATTAGTAGATGAAAGTAAAAGTAAGAGTATTACACGATTATTACAGGAAGCAGTTACAAGAGGAACAGTGTCAGACAACGAAGTTAAAGCCTATAAAGCCGAACTGGCAAAAGCGAAAATTGACCCAGATAGTGACCCGTTGGTAAGAGAAATAATGAAAGCAATGGCAGCAGAAGGGATGCCGATTAGCGAGATATTAAGAAAGGTAGTTAAAGTGTTCATGTAGTATGTGTTTATATCCGCGACTTATAAGGAATCCGAAGTACTCAGCAAACAAGAAAAACAAGGGGATAATACCCGAGTTAAAAGATAAAAGGGTGTTGGCAGTTCCTGTAGGTTGCGGAAATTGCATGGAATGTAGAAAAAAGAAGTCTAGAGAATGGCAGGTAAGGTTGACAGAAGAAATAAGAGAGAACACGAACGGAAAATTTATAACGTTTAGCTTTTCTGATGAAAGCCTAAGCGAATTGAAAGCGTTGATAGAGCCAAAAAATTATTATGAGGATTGTAACGCAATAGCGACTAAAGCAGTTAGACGATTTCTGGAAAGATGGCGAAAGAAGTATAAAAAAAGTTGCAGACATTGGATAGTAACAGAACTAGGAGGGCAAACGGACCGTATACATTTGCATGGTATAATGTTCACGAATGAAAGC